ATGGCGGATTTAAAAATCAGGAATGAAAAGGTAGCAGCTGAGGAAAAACGATTGAATGAATTGTTTTTTGATTTGGCTGACGATAAGAAAAAAGTTGTTTCTGGATTAGTAACTCAAGCGGCACGATTAAAAATATTACTAGACGAAATGTGGATTGATATTTCTGAAAAAGGAGATTATGAATTATTCTCTCAGTCAGAAAATCAGATTCCTTACGAACGGGAGCGGCCGGTGGCAAAACAATACAATGCACGAGATCAATCGTATCAGCGGATTGTCAAGCAGTTAACTGACTATTTGCCAGAAGAAAAACGAGATGCGGCTGCTTCTGCTGCGTTAGATGGTAGTGATCTTCTATGACGTTGCTACAACCTTATTTTTTTGATGAATACGTAGATCTCTACGAACGCGGAGTAATCCCATTCAATAAAGAACGTATTCAATTAGTCGAGTATCTTAAAAAAGAAGTTCTAATCAGAGATGATATTTATTTTGATGATGAAATGATTCAAAAATTTATCCGATACGCTGAAAAGAATTTCTTCCCATTAGCTAAATATCAGAAATTTATAACGCCTTTCATTTTCCTTTACAAAAAAGAAGATGATGAGGTGTTTTTTAATGAAATTTTGAACTCTATTGCTCGTGGTGGGGGGAAGAACGGCTTCATGTCTGCTAGGGATTCATTTTTTATTTCGCCTCTTTATGGCGTTCACAATTATGATGTGACAATTACTGCTAATTCTGAGAAACAAGGGAAAGTCAGTTTTAAAGAAGTATATGAAACTGTTCAGGCTAAACGATTAGAACAGCAATTTTATCTGACAAAAATGGCAATTACCAATCGAGTGACCAATTCGATTTTTAGTTATCGGACCAACAACCCAAAAACAATGGACAGCGCGCGTGACGGCTGCCTTGAATTTGATGAAATACACATGTTCGAAAATTCAGATATCGTGGATATCCAACGGAGCGGTTTAGGAAAAATTCAACATCCTCGCACCTTTTACAACGGGACGAATGGCCATGTGCGTGAAGGTTTCTATGACCGAATGTTAGAACGCGCACAGAAAATATTCACTGGTGAAAACAAGAATGACCGTTTGTTTCCATTTATTTGTAAACTCGACACGATCGAAGAGATGGAAAAACAGGAATTATGGTCTAAAGCGAATCCGATGTTCGAAGAAGATTCTCCTTACGCCAAACGCTTGTATCAAACTGTTATGGACGAATACCTAAAGTTAGAAGAAGAGCCGTCTGGTCGCCGGGAGTTTGTCGTCAAACGGATGAATTTTACCGAAGGCGATATGGAAACCGATATTACTACTCACGAAAAGTTAATGGCTACGGATCAGCCGATTGGTGATTTAAAAGGAAAGTCTTGTGTTGCTGGATTTGACTATGCGGAGATTCGAGATTTTGCAAGCGTTGGCTTGTTGTTCAAACACGATGAGAAATTTATTTGGTTACAACATAGTTTTGCTCGAAAGGAATTTTTAGACACCTTTAAAATCAAGGCACCGATCAAAGAATGGGCAGATAAAGGAATATTTACAATCGTAGATGCTCCTTCAATTTCTCCTCAACTACTAATTGATTGGTTGAATGAAAAACGTGAATTGTATCAGATTGAAATGGTGTGTGCAGATGGTTATCGAATGGACCTGCTGCAACCGCTATTGGAAAAAGAAGGGTATAACTATGAATTTATTCGAAATATTCGTGGCGTGCAATCGAAAGTGGCGCCAATTATTGAAGATGGTTTTGCGAACGAAAAATTTATTTTTGGCGATGATCCATCGATGCGATGGTACACAAATAACAGCTATGCAAAAGTAGACAAATCAGGAAATAAAACATTCTTGAAAAAAGAACCAGTCCGAAGAAAGACAGATGGTTTTCATGCCTTCTTAGCGGCTTTATATAAACGAGAAGAAATTCAAGATGTTGATTTAGAAGGCTTTTTTGACATGATGGAAAATTGGGACTTTTAAAGCAGTGAAGGGGGGTGTGTAAATGGGAGTATTTCAATCGTTTTTTGATATTTTCAAAAAAAATTCAGAGATTGAATCAAGCTATGATTTTGATGCGTTAATCGATGAATACCATACACTTTACTTGAAACACCTAGCCGTCGATACGTGTGCTGAGTTTTTAGCTCGGTCTTTTGGGCGTTCAGAATTTAGGATTCGAAAAAATGGGCAACCGCTTAAAAATGAATGGACGTATTTGCTGAACGTCCGACCGAATTTAGACCAATCTGCATCATCATTTTGGCAACAAGTCGTTTATAAGTTGATCACGCAAAATGAGGTTTTAATTGTTTTGTCTGATGATGACCAATTATTAATCGCAGAAAGTTATGTCAGAAAAGAATATGCATTGTACGAAGATTATTTCGAAAGCGTGTGGTTGAAAGGGTATGAGTTCAAACGAAAGTTTCCAATGAGTGAAGTAATTTTTCTCCAGTATAACAACAATGATTTGAGTCGATATGTACGTGGCCTGTATGAAGACTATGCCTCTCTCTACAATCGCATGGTTGAAGTGGCAATGCGCAACCATCAGATTAGAGCAACTGTTACTGGTAAAGAAGGTCGCGGGTTTGATGACAAGCTGCAAAAGAGAGCGCAATCGTATATTGATAAAGTTTATGCGAAATTCAGCAAAGAATCTATTGCAATTGTCCCTGTGCAAGCCGGACTCGAGTACAACGAACTAACAAATACAGTTGGAGAAACGAATCAGTCGATTGATGAACTGAAAAAGTTAAAACGACAGTTCGTGGATGAAGTCGCTGATATTTTAGGGATCCCTTCTACAATATTGCATGGTGAATTAGCAGATTTAGAAAGTGCGCAAACAGTACTGAATAAATATTGTTTGAAGTCATTGAATAAAAAAATTGAAGATGAGTTAAACGCTAAAATCATTGATAAAACCGAATTTGTTAATGGGACGGAAATCAAAGTTGTAGGCGTGGATAAAAAAGATATTTTCGATTTGGCAGATGCAGTAGACAAGTTGATTTCAAGTGGTGGATTCAATCGAAATGAGATTCGAAAAGAAGTCGATTATGAAAGTATCGATGGTGGCGATGAGTTTTACATCACCAAAAACTATGAGAAGGCAGCGAAAGGAGGGGAGGAAGTAGATGACGAAACTGGAAATTAAAGGAACGATTATTTCTAATAATCAAAAATGGATTTACGATTTGTTTGAAATGGACAGCACATCACCGAAAGATATTTTATTGCCTGAAAACAACGAACCACTAGAGGTCGTGATTAATTCGGGAGGTGGTGACGTATATGCAGGCAGTGAGATTTATACAGCTTTGCGGGCTTATCAAGGTGACGTGACTGTGAAAATCGTAGGTATTGCTGCAAGCGCCGCAAGCGTGATTGCAATGGCTGGAAACACAATTGAAATCAGCCCGACTGCTCAAATTATGATTCATAATGTTTCAAGCGCTGCTGCTGGCGATCATCGAACGTTAGCCCACGAAGCAGAAGTATTGAAAAATTATAACTCATCAATCGCGAATGCTTATATTGCAAAAACAGGCATTGAAGAAACCGAGTTGCTGGAATTAATGAATCACGAAACTTGGCTTACCGCTGAACAAGCAGTAGAAAACGGTTTTGCTGATAAAGTCATGTTTGAAAGCACCGAAGCACCTTTACTAGTAGCAAGTGTCTCGCCGGTTATTCCGCCAGACGCGATTTCAAAATTAGCAGAAAAGTTAAAACCGCAGTTTGATTTAGATGAATTGGCAAACAAAGTAGCGGAAAAACTAAATACTGAAAAACAAGAATCGATTGAACCAGAAAATGCTGGTTTGAAACGGTTCTTTTTTTAATAAAAAAATAAGGAGGTCATACTGAATGACTATGAAACTATCAAACGAATTCAAAACAATTCGTGACAACTTCTTAGCTGCTGTTAATAATAACGAGCCAGCTGAAAAACAAAATGAACTATACGGTGCAATGCTCGATGAATTGCTGAACGAAGCAAAAAAACAAGCGCGTGCTGAGGCAGAAGGATTAATTGCTGAAAATCCGGCAGATGCGAAACTATCTGCTCGTGAGCGTAAATTTTTTAATGCTATCAGCACGGACGTCGGTTATAAAGAAGAAAAATTGTTGCCGCAAGAAACCATTGATCGAATCTTTGAGAACTTAACTACTGCCCATCCACTATTAGCTGAAATCGGTTTAGTAAACGCAGGGCTACGATTGAAATTCTTGAAATCTGAAACAAGTGGTGTTGCTGTATGGGGAAAAATTTTCGGCGAGATCAAAGGCCAGTTAGATGCAGCGTTCAGCGAAGAAGAAGCAATTCAAAGCAAATTGACGGCGTTTGTAGTTGTTCCTAAGGATTTGAAAGACTTCGGACCAGCTTGGATTGAATCATTTGTGGCTACTCAAATTGATGAAGCTTTTGCAGTGGCTTTAGAGGCTGCTTTTTTATCAGGAGATGGAAATGACAAGCCGATTGGTTTAAATCGTCAAGTTCAAGAAGGTGTAGCCATTACTGGTGGTGTTTATCCAGAAAAAACTTCAATGGGCGATTTAACATTTGCTGATTCAGCAACGACTGTTAAAGAACTAACGAATGTTTACAAACATCATTCAACTGACGAAAAAGGTCACGCAGTTGCTGTAGATGGAAAAGTTGTCATGGTAGTTAATACTAGTGATGCTTGGGATGTCAAACGTCAATATACTTCATTAAATGCGCAAGGAGTATATGTAACTGCGTTACCTTACAATTTGAAAATTGTTGAATCATTAGCGCAAGCAACTGAAAAAGTTTTAACGTTCGTAAACGGCCGATACGATGCATATATTGGTGGGGGCATTACTTTACGTAAATACGATCAAACATTGGCAATCGAAGATTTAGATCTATACACTGCTAAGCAATTCGCATATGGAAAAGCTAAAGACGATAAGGCTGCTGCAGTTTGGGGATTAAAAGTATCCGAGGGAAAATAGAGTCCCCCGCAGTTATTAATGTTGAACCGACAAGCGACGGAGCAACAATTGCACTGCAATAGAAAGGGGCGTTTCTATTGGATGAGAAATTGCTAAAAGATTTCAAATCGCGGATGCGAATCTTTCATGCTGCTGACGACGACAACTTAGAAAATATTTTGGAAAGTTCAAAAGTAGCTGTTAAGCGATGGTGTGGGACTGACAATGTTTCAAATCCTGAAATTCGAGAACTCGTGATTGAACGCAGCCGATATGTCTACAATGATTCGTTAGAATTTTTCAATGATAACTTTCAATCGGAATTGATGGCTGTCTCTTTAGCGAATTATGAAGAGGGAGTTGATGGAAAAGATGAAGTACCAGAAACCCAAAGTCAATAACGGAGCTATGAGAACACCTGTTGAATTTTTTCAATATCGACCGCATAAAGGCCCTGAGCCAGGCGAGCAAGAAAAGCAAACCATTTTTAATTGTTTTGCTGAGATCTATAACCCCTCAATGAAAGATTTAGAAATTTTAAACTCTAAAACGACTAAACAAGCAGTAACTCTCACGATTAGAGATCCGCAAACTGACTACATTGTTTCAAACAAGCATTATGTGGAGGTTATGGATCGGAGATATTCAGGCATTCGTTGGAACATCGTTGACGTTCGAAATGATTTCACTGACAACCGATTCATCACGATTTTATTAGCGGTGTATGGCGATGAATAATGTTGATTTTAAAGGCGTAAATGAGACCTTACGAGCGATTGAAAACCGTCTAGGTGACAAGAAAGTCAGGTCAATAGCTCGAAAAGCTATCAATTCTGGTGCTGAAAAAGTCGAGAAACGACTACAATCTGACATGCTCGTTTTCAAAGATACTGGCTACACAATTGATGAAGTTGTCCGTAAAAACGCAACGTACAGAAACTACAAAGCTGAGGCTGAGATAGGATGGAACGGACCCCATCAGCGGTACAGGCTTATTCATTTGAACGAATGGGGATATACGAGAAACGGTCGTCAAATAAAACCACGTGGGTTTGGCGTCATCACAAAATCGTTAAAGAATTCTGAACCCGTGTACTTCGAGACAGTGGCATCGGAGGTAAAGAGAAACCTATGAAAGATATGCTTGGTAATATCTATGAATTGCTGTGTAACAATGAATACATCAAAAACATGACGTTCAATGATGAAACAGAAGAATATCGTATCAAGTATTATGAACAGCCCGAAACGACGGATAAGACTGGGGCGTTCATCACAATTAGACCTGTGGACGTCCCAAACGAAGCTTATCACGGAAGCGATAAAGAACTTTCTATTGAACATCTAATACAAATTGATGTTGAGTCTAAGTACAGAGCAACATGCAAACAAATGCAATATGAAATTAAAAAAGAGATGAAGAAGCTTGGCTTTGGGCAAGTAAATGGTCAAGGTTTAGACGAATACTTCTCGGAGACTAGACGTTATGTAGACGCTCGACGATATGACGGGAATACACGAATTTACGATACACAATATTAAAACAGAATAACAGGAATTAAGACACGAAAACTCGTGTCTTTTTTTGTTGTCAAAAAAAATTGAAAGAGAGTGATTATATTGACACTTGTAGGATTTAAAAAAATGACAATCGGAATTTTTGATAAGGACGGTAAAATTCCAACAGCTAATCAATTTGTTATTGAAGGTAAACAGGACAAAGGTGCAACAGTATCCGCAGAAATTAGCGGTTTATCAAAAGAATCTACGAAAGTTTATGGATCAGATATTGCATACTACATTTCACAAAAAGGGACAGGCGATGTTTCAGCGACATTTGGATTGTTAGATTTACCAGAAGATTTGAACGATAAAATTTTAGGATATAAAACTAATGAAAATAAAATTAGCTTCTTAGGCGAAGATACTGAACCTCCGTATTGCGCAGTGTTGATGGAGTCTTCTGATCTAAGTGGTGAAACAGCTATGTTAACTATTTTTAAAGGTAAATTCAGTCGAGAATCAATTAATTTGAATACAACTACTAACGAAGCATTCGAACCCGAAGCAGAAGAGTATGTATTCTCTGCTATCGCTAATGATGCAGAAGGCGATGCAAAAGGACAATCCGTTGCTAAATATGTCGGTAAGGAAGAAGCAGCTATCACAGCATTGCGTACTATGACTTTTCCAGCGGGGGAGTAGTTAGCCCTGTCGTTGGAAAAGTTACCCCGACGACAACAGGGGCAACAATCGCATTAAGTTAGGAGAATGAGTGTGGTAGATACATTTAGAATTTATAAAAAAGATGGAACAAAAGTAGTGGAGGGCACAAGCCCTCTTTCTATCACTGGTATTGCAGCGAATACACAAGTTGCAAAGGGTGATTATCAAGCAACTCGGTTGGTTAAAGGTGTAGAATCGGCGAAAGTTGATATTCCAGCATTTAAGACACTGGCTGAGCAAGAACCGGAAACACCTAGCTTTGATCCTGAAGGAGATGTAAAGCCAACAAATGCGAATACCGTTGAAGAAATAAAAGCATGGTTGACAGCACAGGGCATTGATTACACCGGAAAGACGCTTAAATCAGAATTACTTGCATTAGTACCAGCATAGTTTTTTAGAGGACTGTAGTAGTCCTCTTTTTTATTTGAAAATATTAGGAGGAAATCATAGATGGCACAAGTTCGAATTGAATTAAAAAATAAAAAAGGCAAAAAAGAAGTCTTTGAGAAATTAGAAACAACCGGGAAAGACTATCGTTTAGCTTTGCAAACAATTAAAAAATTAAATGCAGAAAAAATCATGGTGTGGGATCAGTTAGATATTTATTTAGCTTTTGCAGTGGAAATTTTCAAAGCAGACAAATTGACCTCTGATCAAATTTTAGATGGGTTGCCTTCTGAAACAACTCGCGAAACATTAGACGGTCTATTAGGACAGGTAATGGGCGTTGAGGATGATCCTGATCCAGATGCAAAAAAGTAACCCCAGAAGAAGCGGAAGAAATGTATATGGAACTGTGTAGAGAATTAACGAAACAGGGATGGTCTCTCTCTGATATTGAAAATAATTCTTTTGACACGTTAATTGAAATTGCTTGTGTAAGTCCGAAAAAAGAAAAATCAAAAGAAGTCGACCTAAAAGATTTCGTCAAATCCATTTAGGAAAGGAGGAAAATTATGGCAAACGGAAAACCAATTGGAAATATGAAGGTTATTTTGGATTTGGATAGTTCCGCCTTTTCTAAAGGACTAGAAGGTGCTAAAAAAAGCGTCGCTTATAACACAAAGGCTATGAAGGCCCAGATGCAAGTGATGAATTACTCAGGCGACAAAGTGGGTGCTTTGCAAGCCAAATATGACGGACTTAGCAAAACGCTTAGCTCTAACGAAAAGTACATGAGTAAGTTAAAGACTCAGTATGATAAAAGCTTCGACGCGAATGGTAAAGCAACGGCTTCCACTGCTAAATATGCAAATGAATTGAATCAAGCGATTGCTAAGTCTGCTAGTTATGAAGCTCAGATGAAAACTACTACAGGGCAGATTGCCCGCATGAAGGTAGAAACAGAAGGCGTAACTGGGAAACTTAAAGCACAATCTGATCAGTGGATTAAATCGGGTAAGAAAATTGAATCTTTCGGTAAAAAAATGTCTAGCATAGGAAGCACATTGACCATGTCTGTTACAGCGCCGATCGCTGCTGGGTTTGGATTGGCTACTAAGAAGGCTGTTGATTTTCAAACTCAAATTGGTGAAATTGGTCCATTGTTGACCAACGGTGGGAAAATGACGACCGAATATCGCAATCAATTAGATCAGATGTCTGATAGCTCAAAAAAATGGGCGAAGGAATATGGTGTTTCTACTACTGAAATAAATACTGGTTTAGCAGAAATTGTTCGTAAAGGTTATGACGCGAATCAAACGCTTGGTGTAATGCCTTCTATTTTAGATGCTACTAAAGCATCCGGGGATGACTTCAACGATGTAATGAATGTAACTACTGAGGTAATCAGTCAGTTTAATTTAAAAGGCAAAGATTACAATAGTACTGTTAAGAACGCAACACGTGTGACGGATGCGTTGACTTATGTGGCTAATGCAACTTCTGCTGGTTTCTCAGATCTAGGTTTAGCAATGGGATATGTTGGTCCAGTAGCAAATAGTTTGGGTATGGATGTAGAAGAAACTGCTTCTGCTATCGGTTTGCTTAGCGATGCAGGTATTGGCGGAGAAAAAGCTGGGACTGCATTACGTGGAGCATTAACTCGTTTATTGAAGCCATCAAAACAAAACATTGCCGGATTTGAAAAACTAGGTATTTCTGTAGATGAGTTTAAAAATGGTACGTTAACTCTTCCAGATATGTTGAATAAGATTAAGCAAAACACTGAAGGCTGGACGGATGCGCAACGTACATCTGCAATAGCTTTAGCGTTCGGTACCGAATCTCAATCAGCGATGAACGTATTAGTTGGGCAAGGCGGTGACGCGTTAAAAGGATTAACTAAAGAAACTTATAACGCTAACGGCGCCACTAAAGAAATTGCAAAATCAATGAATGATTTACCAGCTAATAAGGTAGCCCGATTTAAAGAATCGTTAAATGTTTTAGCCATTACCGCTGGAGAGAAATTGCTTCCAGTGTTTACACCTATACTTGAGAAAGCAACTCAGTTGATCAACAAATTCTCTGAGTTGGATGATGAAACTCAACAGAACATTCTCAAATGGGGGCTTATGGCGGCCGCTGCCGGTCCAACATTAAAACTATTTGGCACCGGGGCTACAGTAATAGGTAAGACTCAAACTGCTGTCGGCAAATTGACTGGTGGGATTGTAGACTTAGCCGCTAAAGCAGCTGAGAAGAAAGCAATTGCAGGATTTAGTACGACTGTTGCATCAGTAGGTACTGCTTCTGCTACTGCTGCTGGGGCAAGTGGTGTGGCTGGGTTAGGAGCGTCTATCGCTGGCTTGGCAGGGCCTATTGGAATTGGATTAGTAGCATTAGGAGCGGTGGCCGGTGCTGTTGTTGTAGGTAAAAAAGCCTACGATGATTATCAATTATCTGGTGGCAAGTGGGGAACAGAGGTTACTGGAACCCAAGACAAAGTAATAACAAAATCGAACGAGTTAAAAGAAAAAGGCGTTCAGTATATGAACGAGTACCAAGACGGTGTCAATACCAATGCTGAAAAAATCAAAAAGGCAAATAAAGGTATTCAAGACGCGATTGAAGGAACGCTGGAAAAAGAAGAACAACGTCGTGAAAAGATTACTAAATTAAGCTTTTTGGATGAAGAAACAAAAGCTTGGTATGAGCAAGTTATTGCTGCACAGAAAAAAGTTGATGAGAAAACAGCCGAAACGGTTAAAACGCAAATTGATAAGATTAACGGAATATACAAAAATGCTTCTGATAATAATCGACAATTATCTGATCAAGAAATGCAGTATATTAGATCGTCATACGCTAACTTATCTGATGATCAATTAAAAGCAGCTGGTTTTACTAAGTCACAGCGCTTGGCAATCGAAACAGCTTATCAGGATGATTTGTCGAAGTTGAGTGAAAAAGAAGTAAGTACACGAATTAAAACGTTAGAAAAATCCTTGGATAAGGAAAAGACCTCTTATGATAAGCAACGTAAAGAGATTGAAAGTAACGAAACTCTTAGCTCATCTGTCAGAAAAAGATTATTAAACGATTTAAAAGAAAATTATAAGAAAAGCACTAGTGAAATGATTACGGCTCTTGGTAATCTTACTGAAAAATCAGGATCTTCATTAGATTCGGTTTGGTTCAAATGGGAAAAGTACGGATACAACGTTGAAGAAGTGACTGCATTAGTGTCTAGCAGTGTCAAAGATACCACTAAAGACCTAAGCTTATTCGCTAAAGGAACCTCAGAAGCAGACATGCAATGGAATGCTTTAAGTCTTGATCCCAAAACTGGGGAAGTTAAAACGAATATGACCGATGTTTTAACTGAAATCGCTCAGACTGATGATGGCTGGAATCAGCTTAAATTTATGGTTAAGGAAGCTAAACTAACTTCTAACGCCAAAGAAGAAGTCGCAATTGCTATGGGGGAAGCCGGTAAATGGGATCAGTTGTGGTTGACCGAAAAAATGTTATTGGTCAATGGCGATGAAGCAAAGCTAGAGCTTTATGAAACTATCAATGCTATGGGTGCGTGGAACCAGTATGTGCTGGACAGAAAAGCACTAGGAATTGATAATGCCGATGCTGTTTATAAATTATTTACAACACAAGAACAAATAAAACAGTGGAATACGTTGCCTGTAGATCAGAAAAAACTGTTAGCAGACAACACAGATTTAACTACTAAAATATTTGCTTCTACGGAATCATACACAGCTTGGACTCAAATGCCCGATAACATTAAACATATGCTTGCTGATGATGTTGATTTGAAAACAAAGCTTTATGCCAGTAAAGAAGGTATTGAGCAATACAATCAGGTGTTACCGTTACTCAAAAAAATGTACGGTGATAATTATGACGTAACGACAAAAACAGCAAAAGCTAAAAATGAAATTGATGATTATAACAAAAATCATCATCCAGAACAAAAAGTGTTAACTGGTAACAATTCTGATGTATTGAACAAGGAACAAGCCGCTAGAGAAAAATTAAATCAGTATAATGGCGTTCAAGTTCCTGAAAAGACGATGACTGCTAAAGATGACGTTACACCAAACGTTAAAAAAGTTGTTAAGTCTTATCAAGAAGTTTCGGTATTACAGGATAAAACTATTAGTTTCAAGCTTACTGCATTCTTTGATGATACTTGGGACAAAGTTAAGAAAGCGTTCAATCAAAAAGGAAATAGTATTACTGGTAATTACGCCAATGGTACAAACTACCATCAAGGCGGATTAGCCCTAGTAAACGATCAATTAGGAGCGAGGTACAAAGAGCTTGTCAAACTTCCGAATGGTCACGCGTTTATTCCACAAGAACGAAATACATTGCTTGATTTACCACGTGGTTCAGCAGTTTTAAAAGCTTCTCAAACAGCAAAATTATTTCCTCGTTACGCTGAAGGAATTGGAGCGGTAGAAGTAGGAAACCCGCAAATCACTGAATTGATTCGAGTAATCAATGAGCTGATTTTAACGTTTAAAACTATGCAACCACAAACCGCTGATTCCGATACAGTGGGAACGATGACTGAAAAATCGGTTGTACCTGGTGTGCAAGGATCCGCAAGTGTATCTGCAATGACGCCAGACCAATTGATTGCACAAGGCGAACAGTACATTACAATTGGCTCAATGTGGATGACTAATCTCATGAACGGCTGGAATTCAATTGTCCCGCAGTACATGGCAAGCGAAACACTATTTATTTCGGACTATCTAACGCAATTGAGTAACCAAAACAATCCGAATTATTTGCAGGGTGTCACTTGGAATAGAAACTTAATGAATGGTTGGAACAGTTTAACAGGAACATTCATTAATCTAATCAAGACGTTCTGCAACCAAGCAATGACAACTCTTCGTAGTTACAATGCGCCTATGTACAACAATGGTCGTGCATGGCAACAGAACAATTTAAATGGTTGGAATTCGTTATATGGTTCATTTATTGCAAGAGTGAATCAATTGGGTAACGATTCTATCAATAACTTACGTTCTAAAAATGGTGGTTTCTATAACGCTGGGCGCTTCTTGATGCAATCGCTAATTAACGGCCTAAATTCAATGGGTGGCTCTCTCTCGGCAACCATGAACGGTGTCGCAAACAAAATGGTCGGCGGGATTGGTAAAGGTGTTAATGGTGTTATCGGTGGCGTGAATTATGTGCTGAAAGAAGTCGAATCTGACAAGAAACTTGGCAACTGGACTGTTCCACAATACGCAAAAGGGACAGACGGCCACCCCGGTGGTTTAGCACTAATCAATGACCAAAATGGCCCTGTACACGAAGAATACGTACAAATGCCAGACGGTCGTGGGTTTATTGCTAAAGGGAAGGATCTGTTGGTTAACCTTCCTAAAGGGGCGCAAGTACTGAATGCAAGTCTTACTAAGAAATTAAAGAAAGGTTTCGATATTCCGCATTATGCCAATGGAACGGATGACTTTGATATCTTTGATTTGATTGATGATGAGGGAGCGTTTAGGAAAGTTGTAGACCAAAGAATTGACTACAATAGTATCGCGGAACCTTGGAAGGGAATGACAAAAGATGGCGTTAAGTTAATGACGGGGGCGGCCTATCCTTTTGCACAAAAGCAAGTCGAAGATTCTTTTGGTGGTGGCAGTTTTGATGGAGCTATGAATGCCAATAATGTATACCAATACTTAGTGGATATTGCACAAAAAGTTATGTCAAAATTTGGAGGACTAACTATCACTTCTGGTTACAGACCGGGAGATCCTTATTGGCATGGTAAGCATCAAGCGTTAGATATCTCGGGTTATCCTTACGGAAGCCCTAGATACACGGAAGCAGCAAATTGGGTCTTCGAGAAATTCCCTAAACAGATTGCTTATGTGATTACGAATGGTAGGGTACGTGACCGTGTGGGAATGTCAGGCCAAGCTGCAACAGGACAATGGGTCCCTTGGCCAGATGGCGATCATTATGATCATATTCATTTGAACGGTTCTTTGGGATCAGGAAACATATATAAAGCTGGAACGGATGTGGCAGGAGGACTTCCTACACCAAGTGGGGCTTCTGTTGAACGCTGGCGTCCTTCTATTAAGAAAGCACTGAAAATGAATGGACTGCCTACTTCTCAAGCATATGTGAATGCCTGGATGTCTCAGATTCAGACCGAATCAGGAGGTAATCCTTCAGCAATTGGAGGTAATGATGGTCTGGCTGACGGAAACGCAACTGGATTATTACAGACTAAACCAGGAACTTTTGCTGCAAATGCTTTTCCAGGACACGGTAATATCATGAACGGTTTTGATAATATGTTGGCAGCAATCCGTTATGCTAAAAATCGATACGGAGCGAATATGCTAGGAGTGATCGGCCGAGGACATGGTTACGAAAATGGCGGCTTGATCAATAAAGATGGTCTTTACAGAGCTGGTGAAGGTAACAAGCCAGAGATGGTTATTCCTTTGACTCGAAAAACAAGAGCTATTGAACTGATGGGTCAGGCTTTGGCTTTCTTATCGGGGGATAATAAAAACACTTCGAAACAGTCTGCAAGAGTTGATAATACAGCAGAATTAGTAGCACTGATTAAGCAACAACAAAAACAACACAGTGATTTGATGAGGATTTTGAGAGCGATATTGAATAAAGAAAGTGGAATAACTAAGGAATCAATTGGGAGAGCTGCAAACGATTTGATGGGTAACGATCTAAATAAATTAGGTTACACGATAGGAGATGGCTTCTAATTGTTTTATAAATTATTGTTTAACCAGAATGGAAAAATATTTGACCCACAAGTTAAAGATAAAATAGTATGCAAGGAGATTAAAAGACAAGCTCCTATATACGAGGTTAAATATGAAGAATTTGAAGGGACGAATGGAAGCAGAGAATCATATGCATCTTTTCGTCCTTTCGAGTTAGTTCTTACTTTTGACATATTCTATAAAAATGAATATGACAAAGAACTGATTGTATCAGAACTGCATCAAATTTTTATTCCTGGTTTTCAGTATTATGTGACACATGAACTGAGTCCAGGAAAAAGATTTAGAGTGAATCCAGTTAATTTTGAACTTACTGAAGAAGAAAACGACTACTCGACTATAGAAATCACCTTCGATGTTCCTAGTGCTTGTTCTGAATCTCTCTCAACCACACTGTCAGAATTTAACTTATCGAATGAGTGGCAGTTCTCACAAAATCTTGAAGCTGCGGATTACAAGTACAGTTTTGATGTAAGCCGTTTCCAAGTATTTAATGCTGGAGACTTTGCGATTGATCCAAGAGAAAACGAACTGAACATCACGCTTCAAGGTGAGTCGTTAGGCAACGCAACAATTTTCAATCGAACTACGGGTGATCGATTTATTTACTATCCTGAATTTTCAACAAATCTTGGACAGACAGTTACAATTGATCGTGTCTATCCTAAGCTAAACGGTGTGAATCGTGGAATAGATACGAATTTAGGACTGATTACTTTAGCTCCTGGCATTAATGAAATAGAAATACAAAATGTGGCTAATGTGAAATCTCTTTGGGATTTCCGTTATCTGTATAAGTAGGTGATTCGAATAGATATCATCATTCAAAATTACGAAAAAACAAAACGGGAGATCCTTGTCGAATATGATAAGGACTCTTTTTTTGAAAATTGGCAAGAAAACGAAACGTGGGAAGTCAGTTTCAATGTAACTAAAACAGATTTAAATAGTACAGCGTTTGATTTAGTTGATTACGAAAGCTCGGTAATTTTCAACGGTCAAGAATTCATTATCAAACAAATGACCACGTCTGCAGAAGGTAAAGCAGTGAGTAAAAGTGTTACGGCTACACATGTTTATTACACGATTCAGGATGGAAGGCAATACGATACATTAACAGGGAAACGCTCTATCATCCAGTTACTCACTCATATCTTTAGCGCAGGCCATCGGGGGTTCAGCTGGGAAGTTGTTGACCCAAATAAAAAGTTTCTGACTGTTGAACAGGAAAACTTTGGTAATGCGAATTACTTAAAACTAATTGAAGAAATACTCGGGGATTATGATGCGGTGGTCATCCCTGACAACAAACACTTAACTTTTTATCCACGATCAGACTTTGGAGGCAAGACTCAAGAACAGATTCGATACAAGTACAATACGGATTCAGTAAAATTTGACATCGATACGTATTCAATGAAGACCCAGATCAAAGGTTTCGGAAAGAAAAAAGAAGATGATACGTATTATTTTTCTCCGATCACTTACACTTCTCCTGAATCGGAAAAATGGGGAATACGAATACAAGATCCGGTAGAAGATGAGCGATACACGGTTGTTGGTAACATGATGGAACGACTAAAAAAAGATTTACAAGATTATCCTTCAATCAGTGGTTCAGTAACCTTAAAATGGCGGATCACTCCACAAAAAAGTGACTATGTACCTTTTATTTACGAACCCTTAAATATAAAAACGTACATTCAAATTGTGGGAATTAAGACGTACCCTGCATTGCCTAATAAGCCGCCTGAAATCACGTTATCAAATACGAAGAAAACAATGACATCAATACTAGCGAACTTAGCTAGGAAAGGAGTGATTTAGTGGAACTACTAAAACTCATTAAAAATCGGATTTCAACAGAATGGAAAAAAACGTTCAACGATAATGTGGATATTTTGAACGGAATCACTCGTGATCAAGATCAGAAAATCGATGTTACGAATAAGCGCATTGATAATGTTGTCTTGCATAGTGGTGGAGATTCACCGAACGAAATTGTGGATGCGCGTGTGAATAATAAAGGTGAAACATTCGATACTTTGGAATCGAGATTGCTCACTTCAGAGGATAAACACGATGAAGATGTTGAATTAGCGAACCGTCAAATTTTGGAAAATAAAGCGCAACTTGCTCAATTAAACGAAGTTGTAAGAATGCTCTATAATACAGCGGGTTCAAATATCGCTATTTATGTTTCAAAAGAAAGAGGAAGCGATGTTGCTGGTGACGGAACACAAGAGAAACCGTTTCAAACGATTCAAACTGCCGTTAATCAAATACCTCTGATTAATCGCTCGAATACAACTATTTTTATTGAAGATGGAACCTATTTAGAGGACGTACGCATTTCTAACTGTTCAGCTGCATCAATTTATATTCGATCTATTCAAAATGTTGACAGTTTAGATATTAAAACAAATATCATGCCGGTTAAGGTCAGATCGATTGGATTCCTATATTGCCAAGGATACTTTAATTTATATGGTTTAGAATTTGTCGATCAATCGAATGCTATCAGCGTAGCTAACGTGAAACTGGCTGCTTTTTGCGAGCAAGGGGGTTACTTGTCACTTAGCAAATGTGGATTTAGAGAAAATACAAAATCTTTTGAACATAATGCTCTTTATGTTGGCGGTAACGGTCAAATGTCTGTATACGACTCTATGTTTGTGAATCAAAACGTTATCGCGAAAGCCAACTTGATGGCTGACCTAAATTTCCAAAGTCCAAACGGATCGGGCAATTCGATCGGTGTAATTTCTGCTACAGCTACTGTCAGAACCTCAAGTCTTGCGTCAATAGCGACTACGCCTACAAAAACTGAGGGTAATGGATTAATTATTACTAAAGGGACGGTGTTGTAATTGTTTAAGACAAAAGAAGAAGTCATCGTCATTCAAGCAGAAGCCACTGATCCGATAACAACTGGAGTCGTTTTCTGGTCGCATGATAAAGGGACAGCGAAGCTGTTGTTCCAGCTTAAAAAAGGTACTGTCAGTCAAACACTGGCCAAAGGAACGATTGTGCCGATTTGCCTTGTATTTAATGGAGGACGGCACATCTATCACGCAGTGATTGAGGATGCGGTAAATGGAATTGTATCAATTGTTCTAGAAGATAATATTTTAGGCTACGTTGGTCGCGTAGAGGGGTCAATTTATATTGAGTTACCTGATTCGCGTTCACTCGATACCGCTGGACGGTTTACGTTTGATATTAAACGATCACCAATAGATGAGAATGTTCCTGAGTTAAAAGACTATTACTGGCAAGGATTTAACGAGATCATGGCGCAATATCATCAAACAATAGCTACTATCAAACTAGAAGCTAAAGCATTACTTGATAGTCTAACTGCTGATGTTACGACAGCTCAAAGTAAGATCACTCAGTTAGAACAAAGTATCACGACAGCTAACACGAATTTGAATGCTCGCATCGATGAAATAAATAAGAAGATTGATGACAATGACGTATTCACGAAAGCAGAATCCTCCGCAAACGTGATCGATCAAGTAAGTGGTAAAGAAAAAACGACAATTAATTTCGTAATGGATTTTAAGAATAAAACCGCTGGCTCAGATGTTGAAAATCCTCATCGGTGGTCGGCTCAGTCTTTTGGTACGCTGTTATCACCAACTTCAGCTTGGTTACCTAATGGTCAGAATAGAATTGATCAAATCAAGAATTTAGATGGAGTCGTCACAGGCACATCGACTTCAACAAATGGACGAATGGAGCAAAATTTAGCAGCTTGGAATATCTTTGAAATTGTAAAACGGCGATTAGGAGATGAGTATTTCACCTCGCAAGGAGCAATAACAACTGCTAGCAAAGTAGCGATTTTGAGAAAGATTATTACAAAGGCTAATTATAAAACGTACGGATTTGGCTTGGGTGCATCGGGTAATAAAATCAGCAGTACAGTTTTTGGTAATGTTGAAAAATCATACTCACTTGAAACTTCGCACTCAAATTCAACAATTACAGAAATAGGTGCTGATATACCTACTGATCAGTTAGATACCTTCATTTCGGAGGAGGGCGTCATTTTTATAAACACTTATGCTGGTGCTACTGACGGTGTTATCCCTTCAAAAATAAGCGTTGACTACGTTAGTGTTGAATTCACTATTGAAGTATCAGCAAATGAAATTATTAAGTCAGAGATCGCGGCCAATCACAGAGAAAATCTTGCTACTCAAGAAGAGGCAGAATTAGGTGAAGACAATACAAAAACGATGACACCTCTCAGAACTGCCCAACAAATTGATGAAAAAGCAGTGAGTATAGTTGGTAATCAGACTGTCTTAGGAACCAAAGATTTCCAAGATGGGATTTTAGTAGCAGGAAAAAAGCCCGTGCTGACGAAAGCAACCACGGATTACGCAATCACCGATTCTACGGTGAATCCCGCAATGTTCGGTGGAGGATACATCAAACTCTATCGCCGAGGAGATTTAGTTTATCTAACTGCATCTTTCAAATTAGCAGTTGAAAAGTTTAATCAAGGGGTTTGGTTTAATCCGCCGGATTGGGCAAGACCTATAGACAATGCGCGATTTAATTTGAAGCGTGAGGATAATACAAACGCGCTTTTTATATTTAATTCACCAGGTAACGGAGACAATACAATTATTTGTTCAGATAACATTGCTGCGAATACTTGGCTTAATGGTTCAGCAAGTTGGATGGCAAGAGACCCATACTAAAGGGAGGAAAATATAAATGAAGAAAATATATAAGGTTCAATATCCGATCGGATTTGAAGTCCATGAGGTAGAAGATGACTTTCCAACTTCTATTCCGTTTGTGGAAGATGTGCCGATTCAGAATTTGAAAGATCCGCAATCTCAGTTCTATAATTTCTCTAAAAATAAATGGGAAGAAGTCTTCACTCAGAATTACTCTGAACAAATTGAAATGCTTGAAGTACTTACGGAAGCAGTTCAAAGAGAAAACGAAGAGCTTAAGAAAGCAGCTGAAGAGCAGGCGATTCAAACGACGGATACGCAACTAGCGATAGCCGAAGTTTATGAGATGTTGGTTTCTGCAAGCAAGGAGGCTAAATAAATGGCAAATATTTACGTCAATTTGATTCAGAAAGGTCTGAGAACTATTGAAGAAGTACCTAAAACAATCAGAAATGAAGTACAAGCAATCCTGGATGCAGAAACTGCGGATTAGGATTGCTTTTTATTTACTGCAAAAGGAGGTGAAAGAAATGTTAGTAGTCTATGCGACGTTAATTATCAAAGGTAAGAAGACGATCGAACAAGTACCTGGTCTGATCCGCGAACAAGTGAGAGAAATTTTGATGGATATGGATTTGCCTGAATTGGCAGAGTAACAATTTAGCCTCGTTTTTAACGGGGCTAATTATTTAGTTGGAAGGCGGGGGAGTTTTGAAAGATGATACTGCACAAGATGTTATTGAGCGCTTAGTGCGCATTGAAACAAAACTTGATAATTACGAGGCATTGAGAGAGAAGGCGGATGCTGCGAAAGATGTGGCGGATCACGCATATTCTATTGCACTCAACAATGCTGATGACATCAAAGAAATTAAAGCAAATAACAAATGGTCATGGGGGTACATGATCGGTTTAGGTATTACTATATTAGGCTATTTCTTAACTAAGTTATAGGAGGTGAATCGCATGCAAAATAAGACGTTTGAGATTTTAAAATGGATTGCATTAATTGTCATACCCGCATTGGCCACTTTTGTTGGCTTAGTAGGAAAGGCAGTCAACTGGGAATATACCGATGTTGTAGTAATTATCATTACTGGATTAGGAGCTTTTCTGGGAACAGTTTTAGGGGTGTCCAACCGGACATACAAGATGTTTCCCAATGATGAAAAAGAATAGTAGGAGGAACAAAATGAAAAAGAAAATTACTTTATTGAGCCTTTTAATGGTTCTTTTTTTATTGCCGACAACAGGCTTTGCATATACCATCAATAACGAATTTAATTTAGGCCCTGGTGAGGGAAGTTCAATCCGAGCGAATCCAAATTATATTGTGGCGCATGATACTGCAAATCCAAATGCAACAGGTCGTAACGAAGCGACGTTCATGAAACGGAATTGGGCAAATGCCTATACTGCTTATATCGTTGGTGATGGAATTGTTTACCAAGTAGGTGAACCAGGTTATGTGCAGTACGGAGGCGGCTCTTATGCCAATGCAAATTCACCAGTACAAATTGAATTGCAAGCGACGCCGAATCCTGCACTATTTAAACAGAATTATAAGGTTTATATTGAATTAATTCGTGACAGCGCGAAACGGTTTAATATCCCTCTTACTGTAGACAGTCCAGTAGGCGGCAAAGGGGTCATCAGTCACCAATACATTTCTACGAATTGGTGGGGCGATCATACGGACCCGTATGGCTATTTAGCAAGTCAGGGTGTGTCTCAAGCGCAATTTGCGCATGATGTGAAGTATGGGTTTGAATCAAACGAGAACAAGCCTGCACCGACTCCAAGCAAACCCGTAGATCCAACTACCGCAGGATCAGGGTATTCTGTACTGAACGATGGCAAAGGAAACCATGCTCATGTTGATCAATGGGGACGAATCGGAAACACCTTGAAGGCTCGTGGGTGGCATATTGCTAATTACAAGTATCAATATGTATTTATTATTGATCGGACCACTGGCAAAGAATTGGCACGCCAGAAAGCACCTGGAGTTTCACGGCCGGATGTGAATACAGCATATAAAACGGCTGGAAGTGTTGGCTACGATGTGAACTTTAATGCGAAACAATTTAGTGGCAAATCAATTGTCGTGATGACCCGTGCGACAAATGATGCTAGTGGTAACGTTAGTGGAGGTCATCAAGATTTTTATGAAACTCGCTGGTATCACGATATTAAATAAAGGAAAACACCCTCTACAGCCTTAGTTGGTTGTGGAGGGTTTATTTTTATGCATAAAAAAGGGGCAAAAAAGGGGCAAATGTTTGCCAATGTTATCAAATAATCAGTAATAAAGCGTTGCGGAAAGGTCGGAAAAACATTGATATGACAACAATTAGCAACATTTGTTTAGCAGTAATCCAACTAAGTAGGATCCGGCATGTGTCTTTTATAAACTGCGTAACAGCAAGCCTGAGAGCTTGCTTTTTTATTTGTCAAAAACCAAAAGGGGCAGAAAAGGGGCAAAACTCATTTGCCTTTAGCATTAAGCCTTTCAACAATACTAGCCTTTGTCTTCTTGGTTACATGGGTGTATATCTTCATTGTTGTTTCCATGTCGGAGTGTCCTACACGTTCCATGATCGCTTTTACAGGTATGTTCAATTCAGCAAGTAGCGAGATGTGAGAGTGTCTAAAAATATGGCTAGACATTTTCTTTTTGATAGCATCTTTACCAAGCTTGTCATTCATAGTCTTTAGCGAGTTATTAAATGCATTGATTTGAATCGGCTTGCCTGTCTTACCAACAAAGAGGTAAGGAGTTCTACACTTAAATTTTAACTTATTTTCTAAAATCAATTCATCGAGTATCTCAATCGCTCGATTAGATAGATCGATTTCACGATATGATGCTAGGGTCTTAGGCATCTCTTTTTTTGCATTTTTATAGCCGTCCGAATAATCTAAAGTACCAATAACCTTTATAGTTTGGCTATTCGGATCGTAATCATCAATTGTGAGGCTTATAGCTTCGCCTGCACGCAGTCCAGTTAAATACATGAACTCAGCTAACCTTCCGTGATGGACGCTCTGAAACGTGCTGTAATAGACGTTCAATAGCTTGTTGATTTCTTCTTCTTCTAAATACTTATCTTCCACTCTTTCATAATTTTCTTTTGTTAAAGCTGGTTTAGGAACTTTCGCCCTGTTAATAGGATTAATTTTGATCATTTCCATATCCACTGCATAATCAAGCGCCATTTTTAGCACACTTCGAAACTTCTTCTTATATTCGTAAGATTGAGGTAACTCATTTATGAAATCTTGATAAAATCTTGTGTCTGTATTTCGCACCACCGCAGCAGTGTTAATATTCTTTCGTATGTATTTCAAAAGTTTTTCATAATTAACTTGTGATGATTGGCGAATAGAAACCTTATGCTGATTCCACCACGCATCTAATAGCTCGCCAAGTGTAATCTTGATTTGATTCTTTTCTTCGATCTTCTTATCAATTTTTTCTTGAAGTTCTATGTTTGCTTGCTTCTTAGCTTGATTAGATTTGCTGTTAAGTGTGAGGGAAACTTTTCTGCTTTTTTCTGTGTATGGGTCAATGTATCGTTCAGAATATTTGTATTTACCGTTCGGTAATTCTTCAATCCACATGTTTATTCAACTCCTTAAATGGAACGTATGTTCTTTTTTATTGTTAGTAAAGAGCCCCAGAAGTGGGGCAGCATTAGTATGAACCAACCCATGAAGCATTAGCAAAATAAACTTCATAATCAGGCGTATCATTCATTATATCGAAATAAGCGATACCTGTAGCAGATTTACTCGGTTGAATTGTTTCGGAATAAAAATCTCTTGAATTTAGTTCGGCTTTCATATTGTTACCATCATAGAAATCTAATTGATGCGACGTAGCTTCAAAAGGTTGGTCGCCCAAATTTGTCACTGTAAAAGTAACTTTAGCAAAGTATCCGTTTTGAGGAATATAATAGTCTCCATCCCCCATATCTTTTTCCACTGAATCAATCTTTACATCAATCATATCTCCGGACTCACTTTTAAACGGTTGGCTTTGACCGATAGAGGCAGAGGCGGCATTACTCGGGCTAGAACTGTCATCACCGACATATTCAGAATCGGGCTTAGGAGCGTTTTCGTCTGAAACTTGCTGCTTTGCCTTCTCAAATTCCGAGTCGAAATCGTAACTGCTTGTTCCAGAAATTGAAGATTCAGTTTCGCTAGAATTGCTATTCACTATTCCGCTAATAATGAATATTGAAGCAACAATAAACAATCCTAATATTACCCAAATAATTGGATTTTTAAATTCACTTTTATTCATTTTATTCCCTCCGATTAATATTTTCTTTTACTGGGATTAGCCATATCCCACACAACTTTTCCTTCTATGCAAATCTCACTAAGCGTAATTGGGTCATCTATCATCCATGGTTTGAAACTATCATCATAAGAATCGGGCTGTAGCACTAAGAGATTTTTCCCGCATATAACTCTTTTTACAGTCGTCTCATCTCCGTTTATTCTGACTGCGTAAACTAAACCAGATTCGATCTCTGCATCAGGATCAATAACTAATAATTGTCCGTCTGGAAATAACCTATTCATCGATTCACCCGATGTTTCGAGAAGATAGCCATTTGGATAATTTTCCTTAATCTCTGCGGGCACTTGGATTTCTTCGGGATTTGAGTAGGTGACTAAAGGTTTACCCGCAACTATGGTTCCTATTAAAGGCATGGTTTCTCTAGAACCTATCAACCTTGGTTTAACAACTCCTGGTAAAGAATAGTAATCAATACTGTACAGGTTTGATAGTTTAATCAAAATTGAATCTGGAAACGGCAATTTCCCATTTTCGTATTTAGATAGTGTAGCATTATTAAGCCCCAATTTAGGAGCTATTTCCAGTTGGCTTAACTTCTTTTCTTTTCTTGCTTGTTTCATTATTGCTGCAACTTTTAATTGATCTTCATTTAATTTATCTATCGCCATCAATAAACACCACTTTTCCTTTAGAACTAAATTTACTATAACATTTTTGCTTTATAGGCAAAAGAATTATTTTAATCAAAAAATAGTTTGCTTGTAGGCAAATATCGTGTTATAGTCAATTTGTAATAACGAAGGGAGGTAAAAATAAGTGTTATTAAATTTAAAAAAAATCGAAACAACGAGAAAGTCTAACAAGAAAAGTGTTACTGAAATGGGATTAATAATGGGAATGAATGGCGCTTCTTATTGGAAAAAGGAAAATGGAATTTATTCTTTTAATGCCAATGAGTTGCCTATTTTAATGGACGCTTTGGGGAAGGACATCACTGAATTACCTGAATTTTTTTTAGATGACAATTTGCCCATAAGCAAATAA